GATCGCGGCGGTGGACAAGCTGCCCTTCATCTCGGCCGCCGGCAACAACCCGCCGCCGGGCGGCACCAAGCCCGGACAGGTGAACACGGCGTTCTACGTCAACCGCACCGTGCGCGCCGCGCTCGACCAGCAGGCGATGGCCAAGACCAACAACTTCCTGACCATCGAGACGCGCGACAGCAAGCCCTACACGGCGTTCCGCGGCATCCCGATCAGGATCTGCGACCAACTCACCAACAGCGAAGCCCGCGTCGTCTGACGGACGCTCGGGAAAGGAGACAACACACATGATCATCGACAGCCAGAACCAGTTCTCGTCCACCCAGGCCGTCACCTCGATGGGCTCGACGGCGAGTACCAACGCCATCGATCTCGGCGCCAACCGCGATATCGGCGGCGCCGTCACCGACCAGCTCATGCTGCTGTGCGAGGTCGTGACGCCCTTCACATCGGGCGGCTCAGCGACCTTGCAGATGCAGTTCCAGACCTCGGCCGACAATTCGGCCTGGTCGACATTGGCGCAATCCGACGCCATCCCCGTCGCCTCGCTGGTGCAGGGCTACAAGTTCCTGCCCGGCGAGGTGCCGGGCGGCACTGAACGCTACGTGCGGCTGAACTATGTGGTCGGCACCGCAGCGATGACCGCCGGCGCGATCACGGCGGCGCTCGTGCCGTCGCTCGACGTGCAGCCGGTCTATCCGCGCGGCTACGTGGCGTGACGAACGTCTCTCTCGTCCTCCTCTCCCCCGTCTTCGGGGGAGAGGTTGGGTGAGGGGCATCTTTACCCTTTCTGCGCTGTGCGGCCTCCCGGCGTTGATTACAACGCCTGCCGGCCGCCGGCGCTCTCACTTCGTTGCGAGCGCCTATGACGACAATCACCGACATCTGCAACGCAGCGCTCTCCCATTGCGGCACGCGCTCCAAGATCAGCTCGATCGACGAGGGCAGCGCGGAGGCCAACGCCTGCCTCAACCATTTCGCGATGGTGCGCGACGCCGCCCTGCGCGCGCACGATTGGAACTTCGCGCGGGTGACCGCCGCGCTCGCGCTGCTGCAGAGCCCGCCCCAGCGCTGGGCCTACAAATATGCGATGCCCACCGACTGCCTGCGCATCCGCCGCCTGAACGACGTGCCGCTGCCGGCACTACCGGAGGCCTTCTTCGAGATGGCGGCCGACAAGGACGGTACGGGCGCCTTCATCGGCGTGATCCTGACCGATGCGGCCGCCGTCAGCGCCATCTACACCGCACGAGTGACCGATCCGCTGCGCTGGGACCAGGGCTTCATCGACGCCGTGACCTACGGTCTCGCCTCGCGCATCTGCTTCGAGCTCTCCGGCAAGGAGGACCGCGTTCGGACCTTGAGCCAGCTTTGGCAGCTCCACCTGAACCTCGCCGCTGCCGAGGCGTCGAACGAGGGATCCTCGTTCAGCCGCATCTATCTTCCCGAGGCGCTCGCCGCGCGCGGCTATTGCGACCCCTAGACCGGCCGCGTCAGTAGAGCTCGTGGCTCACCCAGCATACGAGGCCCCAGAGCGAGAGCACGGCGACGATCGCCACGAGCAGCACCGTGGCGAAAGCGGCATAGAGCCAATGGGCGTGGTAGACGTCGTCCACGCAGAGCCAGTAGATCAGCAAGCCCGACAGGACGATCAGCGCGGGCAGCGTGATGCGCAACGCCCAGCGCAGCACGCTTTCGGCCAGGATCGCGCGGTGCTTGACCGACGGTGCCGGTTGCATCGTTCGTCGTCGTCGCTCCAGCGACCATTCGAAATCCAATGATCTCAATCTTCCCTCCGCACCCACGTCGCCATTCTACACGAGGTTGCGGCTGGCTCCGAGGGCCGCACAGCAGGCGGTCCACGCGCCAGTAGTATGTCGAAAGACATTTTGCACCACCGGTAGGCATTGCGAGAAGGCGATCGGCCTTTCCGAGAGCGGGCAGCGCCAAGTGTCCGGCAAATCTTTGATACCAAACTCCCCCGTCCCTGACACAGTTCGCATACGTTCGGCGCATAGAACGATTCAGGCGCGAGGGCGGATTGGGGATCGCTCTCGCGGGCGAAGCAGAAAGCTTCTGGGGATTGCTCGGCCGCGGTGGATTGGGGTCTTCGACGACCGCCGCGGCCGGGCAGGGTGGGTCCACCGATCTGCCGCTCGAGCGCCCGCACGTGGAATGCCGGCGGGCATTGGCGACCATAATAGGTCGCTGCTGGCGGCGCGCTTATCTTGGGCGACATGCCCGCACTTCCCATGATCCAGCCCTCCTTCGCCGCCGGCGAGCTCTCGCCGTTCCTCTACGGCCGCGTCGATCTCGCCAAGTTCCATGTCGGCTGCCGCACGCTCGTGAACTTCTTCGTGCATCCGCACGGTGGCGCCTCGAATCGGCCCGGCACGAAATTCGTCGGCGCGGTCGACGATTCGACGGTGCGGCATCGGTTGATCCCGTTCCAGTTCCGCACCTTGCCGGCCGGGCAGAGCTACGCGCTGGTGTTCGGCGACCGGACCATGCAGGTCGTGATGAATGGCGGTTTCGTGCTCGACGGGTCCGGGCAGGTCTACACGCTCGCCACGCCCTATGAAGCGGCCGACCTGGCGACCCTGAAATTCGTGCAGAGCGCCGACACGATGACGCTCACCCATCCGAACTATCCGCCGCAGGACCTGACGCGCACCGGCCATGCCGCCTGGTCCTTCACGACCCTGGTGTTCGCGCCCTCGACGGCGGCGCCCACGGGCCTCGCTTCCAGCAGCCCGGGCACGGCCATCGCCTATGTGGTCACGTCGGTCAACGCCACGAGCGGCGAGGAGAGCCTGCCGAGCGCCTTCGTTGGCGCGTCGAACGAGACATCCACCTTGAGCTGGAGCAATGTCGCGGCGGCAGGCTCGTACAACGTCTACAAGCATCGCAACGGCGTCTACGGCTTCATCGGCACGGCATCGAGCAACAGCTTCACCGATTCCGGCATCGTCGCGGATGTCAGCAACGGCCCGCCCAGCCAGCGCAATCCCTTCTCCGGCAGCGGCAACTATCCCGCCTGCTCGACCTACTACCTGCAGCGCCAGGCCTTCGCCGACACGACCAACGCGCCGCAGACCTTGTGGTTCTCAGGTGTCGGCGCCTTCAACAACATGACCGTCTCCACGCCGACCAAGGACTCCGACGCCATCACCCGGGCGCTGGTGAGCCGGCAGGTCGACGAGATCCGCCACCTCGTGCCGCTCGCCTCGCTGCTGGTGATGACATCGGGCGCGGAATGGCGCTGCTGGCCCGGCCCCTCGCAGAGCGCACTCACACCCGGCCAGTGCATGACCCTGCCGCAGACCGCCTTCGGCTGCAGCCACGTGCCGCCGATCCAGACCGACAACTCCGTGCTGTTCGTGCAGGAGAAGGGCAACCGCGTCCAGGCGCTGCGCTACGACGCGCTGCAGGACGTCTACACCTCGCAGGACATGTCGGTGCTGGCCTCGCACCTGCTCTACGACACGACGGCACAGTACCAGATCCAGGAATGGGCGTTCGCGCAGGAGCCGTTCCGCATCGTCTGGGCGGTGCGCTCCGACGGCATCCTGCTGGGCTTCACCTACATGCGCGAGCACGACGTCTATGCCTGGCACCGGCACACCACCGACGGTCAGGTGGAAAGCGTCTGCACGATCATCGAGTCGGATGGCGCCGGCGGCACGACCGATGCGGTCTATCTGATCGTGAATCGGACCGTGAACGGCGCGAGCCGGCGCTACGTCGAGCGCATGGCCGATCGCGTCTTCGACATGCCGGCCGATTTCTGGTTCGTCGATTGCGCGCTGCAATATAGCGGTGCGCCGGTCACGCAGGTTTCCGGCCTCGACCATCTCGAGGGCAAGACGGTGGCGATCCTGGGCGACGGTTCGGTCGTGCCGAGCCAGGTCGTGACCGGCGGTGCAGTGACGCTCGACGGCGCCTATTCGAAGGTGACGGTCGGGCTGCCCTACACCGCCGAGCTCGAGACGCTCGATCTCGAGCCGATGGGCGGCGGCACGATCCAGGGCCGCATGAAGAAGATCGCCGAGGTGACGGTGCGGGTGAAGGATGCCCGCGGCATCCGGGTCGGCCTCAACCAGGGCGCGCTGTCGGAGGTGAAGCAGCGCTCCTCGGAGCTGCTGGGCACGGCGATGCAGCCGTTCGACGGCGACTGGCGCATCAGCATCCCGAGCGAATGGAACAGCGACGGCCGGCTGTTCGTGCAGCAGGCCTATCCGCTGCCCTGCACGATTCTCGACCTCATTCCGGAGGTGAACGTCGGTGATTAGGCGCGCACAGCGAGCGGAGCGAGCGAGCGTCGCCGGCGGGCGAAAGCGCTTCGCAGAAGCGCGGGCCCGCGCCGCGCAGAAAGGACAAGACTCGTGATCCCCCTCGATCTCATTCCCGGCGACTTTTGTTCCTCTCCCACTGGCGGGGGAGAGGAGCCTCGAGAGATTCGAGTCGTCCCCGCGACGCTGGCCCATGCCGCCGCCATTGATCTCCGCCCCGGCGATCGGGCCGAGATCGAGGCGTTGGGCTGCGAGCCGCACGAAGGCGTCCGCCTCAGCCTCGAGCGCGCGCTGTGGGCCGATGCCTATCTCGCCGATGGCGAGGTCACCGCGATCGCGGGCCTCGGCGTGCCCTCGATGCTGGGCCGCGTCGCCGTGCCATGGCTGGTCACCGGCACGCCCGTCGACCGCCATCGCAAGGCTTTCCTGCGGCTCACCCGCGCGCGCCTCGGGCGCATGCGCCAGGGCTGGGAGCTGCTGGTGAACCATGTCCATGCCGACCATGCGCAGGCGATCCGCTGGCTCGCCTGGCTCGGCTTCGAGATCGCTCCCGCGCAGCCGTTCGGTCCACGGGGCGCGCCGTTCCACCAAGCGACCATGCGAGGCCTTCCATGATCTTCCGACGGAGCTTCTGCGACCCCTTCCGCCGCGACATGCCGGC